GAAAGATGGCACTGAACTGGTGGGTAACATCATCAAGTGCGAAGCAAAGAAATCACGATTTACTAGGGAAGGTAGTAAAGTTGAGACACGATTGTTTTTTGATGAGCGTGGATTAGACAAGTACTACGGACTTCTTGAACTTGGTGAGAAATACAACGTATTCAAACGAGTAGGCAATAGGATTAAAATTGGTGAGAGTAATATCTATCCTAAAACTATCCTTGCTGATCCTGAGAAGTATTTTACTGAAGAAGTGATGGCACAATTAGAGGAAGCAGCACAGCAAGAATTTAGTTATGGCAGTTGATACTATTTTATTTGGTGATTGTCGTAAAACATTAAACAATTTACACAATCAACTTACAATTGGTATTGCTGAGAGACCTAGGATGTGTGTTACATCACCGCCATATTATGGTCTTAGAAATTATGGTGGCGAGGAAGATCAGATTGGATTAGAACAGACACCAGAAGAATATGTTGATGAACTTGTCAAAGTATTCAGGTTGGTTAGAAATTGTTTGACTGAGGATGGTACTTGTTGGGTTAATATTGGTGATAGTTACTACAACTATAGACCAGGTAAAGGACAGGCATTAAGTAAACAATCATTTTCTAATACCAAACAAGATCTTCCAGATACATGTGCTAGACGTGGCAATAAATTAGAAGGTCTTAAAGAAAAAGATCTTATTGGTATTCCTTGGATGTTTGCTTTTGCTATGAGAGCAGATGGTTGGTATCTTAGACAAGACATTGTATGGAACAAACCTAATCCAATGCCTGAAAGTGTAAAAGATAGGTGTACTAAATCCCATGAGTACATCTTTTTGTTTAGTAAGAGTCAGAATTATTATTTTGATGTTGATTCTATCAAAGAACCAACAGTAGATGGTAAAGGACTAAAACGTAAAAAAAGTGTTTGGTCAGTTCCAAACAAATCATACAAAGAAGCACACTTTGCAACATATCCACCTGATCTTATTGAACCTTGTATTCTTGCAGGGAGTCAAGAAAGGGATATAATCCTAGATCCATTCATGGGATCTGGTACAACTGCTCTAGTTGCGAAATCATTACAAAGATATTATATTGGTTGCGAGTTGCATGAAGAATATGGTAAACTGATTCAGAAAAGATTGAGTGGTAAATCATTTGCGAGGATTAAGTTTCAATGAACGAGCGTATTGAGGAGACAATCCTACGTAATTTAATATATGATGAAGAGTTTTATCGTAAGGTAGTTCCTTTTATTAAACCTGACTACTTTATTGAATACAGTGAGAGGTGTATCTTTGAAGAGATTCAGGAGTTCTCCACTAAGTATGATAAGGTTCCTACCAAAGAAGTTCTTAGTATCAATCTTCAGAATCGTAATGACTTGACAGATGAGACATATCAACAATGTCTAACATCCATCAAAAGTTATACTGACGAGTGGGTTGACAAGGAATGGGCAGTAGATGCTACAGAAAAGTGGTGTCAAGATCGTGCTATATATCTTGCACTGATGCAGTCAATCAAGATTGCTGACGGTGGAGACAGCAAGCTGGACAAGGGTGCTATCCCTAGCATCCTTCAGGAAGCTCTTGCTGTCTCTTTTGATGAACACATAGGACACGATTACATTGAACAATCAGAATCAAGATATGACTTCTATCACCGTACCGAGGAAAAGATTCCCTTTGACCTTGAAAAGTTTAACTTTATTACCAAAGGTGGTCTCCCTAATAAGACTCTCAACATCGCTCTTGCTGGTACGGGCGTCGGGAAGTCTCTATTCATGTGCCACATGGCTAGTGCCTGCCTCACAGAGGGCAGGAACGTACTCTACGTTACATGTGAAATGGCAGAGGAGAAAATTGCTGAGCGAATTGACGCAAATCTTCTGAACTGTAATATCAGAGACATTGCAGAACTTCCAGAAGTCTTGTTCAAATCTAAAGTGAATGAGATTGCTAGGAAAACGCAAGGTAAACTTATCATCAAAGAATATCCTACTGCATCTGCTCACGTAGGACACTTTAAATCACTTTTGTCTGATCTTTCATTGAAGAAAGATTTTAGACCAGATATTATCTTTATTGATTACTTAAATATATGTGCAAGTGCGAGGTATAAGGGTGCGATTGTCAACTCTTATACGTATGTTAAAGCGATTGCGGAGGAACTTCGTGGTCTTGCTTGTGAACACAATGTACCGATTGTCAGTGCTACTCAAACTACTCGTTCTGGTTATGGGAATAGCGATCCTGACCTTACTGACACGTCAGAGTCTTTCGGACTCCCTGCTACTGCTGACCTTATGTTCGCTCTCATTTCTACTGAGGAGTTGGAGTCTCAAGGACGTATAATGGTCAAGCAACTGAAGAATAGATATAACGATCTTACCAGTAATAAAAAGTTTATGGTAGGTATTGACAGATCTAAGATGAGGTTGTATGATGTTGCAGATAGTACATCTATTATGGATGTAAATGAACAAGAGGTAGGAGAAACCTTAGAACAATTCTCACAATCACAAAACCGTTTATCTAAATTTGCTGAGTGGAACGTATGACTATTGATTTTAAACGTTATGAACATTTTGTTGACGCAGTAACGTCAGATGCATCCAAAGATTTTGTCTCTCTTGCTGACCGTCTGGGTGAACTTGACCGAGAAGGTGCCAATATTGAACGTCTTACCACTGCTGGCGTTGGGCTTGCTGCTGAGTCTGGTGAGTTTCTGGAGATTGTTAAGAAGATGGTCTTTCAAGGTAAACCTTGGAACGACGACAACCGAGAACATCTTATTATTGAGTTGGGCGATGCTATGTGGTACGTGATGCAAGCATGTATGGCATTGGATGTTGATATTGAAACGGTAATTAGATTGAATGTGCAGAAACTAGAGAAACGTTATCCTGGCGGTGAGTTTAATGTTACTCGCTCTGAAGTACGTCGTCCTGATGATCGCTGATGTTGCAAGAGATATTTCCAACACCCATCTACATGGATGAGGTAAGTAATCGTAAAAAGATTACAGCAGAAATTAATTCTGCTATGGAAAAAATTGATTTTAAATATAATGAATCGTGGGGCAAGACACATCGCTTGTCTGACCCCACATTTCAAGAGAATTTAATTCAAAAATATGGTCTCAAGCATTTAAAGGATGCAATTGCATTGCATGTAAAAAACTACATGCTTGGAATTTTCAAACTTCCTTCTGATTATGATGGAGAGTTGCAGGAGTCATATATCTATCAGTCTTGGATTGCATTATTTGGGAAGGGAGATTATGGTCACATTCATAATCATGGAGAAGCAGACATTGCAGGAGTCTATTATCACAAGAAACCTGAAGGAAGCGGTGATTTATTTTTTGATTGTCCTACACCAGGCATAAATGAAAGTGTTCTATATTCACAGCACTGGGCACCAAGATTATCTGGGCAAATTCCTGAAGGAGCAATTCTATTGTTTCCTGGTTTTTTAAAACATGGTATTTCAAGCAACCCTTTAGATGTAGAAAGAGTTAGTATCTCTTTTAATATTATCTTTGATAAAGTAAATCTATATCCATATTCTATAAAAGTAAAATGACTAAGAAATCTTCTAAGAAAACTGATAGCAAAGGACGTGAAGAAACATGGGAGTGGGAAGAAACTCCTGAAATGCGTAAAGCAATTGAAAGATTACATGAAACGATGAGGAAGAACCATGAAGCCAATCACACTTGAAGAGTACACTGAAGCAGGCGACGACTTCATGCCGAAGTATCGGTACGTCGCATCTCTACTGCCACCTGAGACTAAACCAGAGCAAGTTCTAAAAGTTATGGAGTCACTTGCTGCTGTTGCTATGAAGAAACGAGTGGAAGATAAACTAGCACCATTTGGATTTAATAAGAAAACTGAAGAAGACGAGTAATAAATAAGAGGGATCATACCCTCTTTTTTTTATGGCTCAAAGGCATATTGATAAAAAGTATAATCTTAGTGGACCTTGGTTGAAAGCATATAATGACGTTGCTGATACTCTTGGTGGGGATGGTTATGCTTATTATGATATTGACATTAGAAAACTAGTCAATCCTGATGAAACTAGAGGTAAACTATATTTACATTTTATTACATATGTTCCAAGGGCTAAGAGAGCACAAGCAGGGAACCTGATTAGAGATGCTATAGAAAAGAAAGGTCTTAGAGCAGAGTTTTTAAGAGAAAATTATCAAGTAGATATTACTGCTACTGACGGTAAGATCAATAAAATTATTCGTCTAGAGATTAAACCAGAAGCAGGTGGTGGATCTGGTGGTGGTGCTAGAGAAACTAAAAGAACTGAGTGTGCTCAGTGTTTATTTGCATCATATGCATTTAATGTTTTGGGTGACTTTATACACGATGAAAATAGTATTGATCTAGATGGACTAAGATCTGCTGCATCATGGATTCATATTGATGATACTTTAAGTGAATTGATGCCTGATAAAATGTCACCAGATTGGGTTAGATCTTGCATTCGTGGAGCAAATATTTTATGGGAAAAATATGGAGGTGGTAGTACAGCAAAAGGTAAATACCATTTCTATAGAGGTGTTGGACTGGATGGTTCTACTACTTCAGGAAATAGCATAGCGAAAGCATATGCAAGATGTAATTCAAATGAAAAGAAATTTTCCTCTGAGGATAAGTGGAATCCTGCTGATATTTGGATGGCATCCAGTGATTTTAAACCAGAAGAATTACACAAAAAGACTGGTAGATCATTTGAAATTACTACATGGCAGATGTTGAATGAAGTTCTTCAACAACACTTTCAAGATAAAAGTTTAATTGGCATTTCACTGAAAAAAGTTGAGAATCCTATTGCATCACTAACTCCTATAAATGTAGATAAGGAAGCACAGAAAAGAGATGTAGAAAAGTATGGATTTAAAAGCATAGGATTAATCTATGCAAACATGAATAAGAAAAATGAGGATGATAGGTATCCTATGGATGCTTATATTTACTATGGATCTGGAACACATGACAGATTCCAAGCAAGAAACTTTGGTGGAGATACTACTGCATCTTGGCAGATGGAACTGAAAGGTGCTGCTGCTAACATGGGTCGTCTAGGTGGTGGTAGTGTAGAAACAGTTCTTGATGGATTGAATGTTGCTTTTCCACCATCAGGATGTATGCACAGTTCCTTTAATAACACAAAAATTTGGAATGATTGTGCAAAAAGAAATTCTAATGTAGGTAAAGTTTGTCAAGAAATTGTCAGGTTACTTAAAAAATATAATGCTGATGGTTTAAAAGCAAACTGCACAGAAGACGAGGAAAGGGATTACATCCTCAGAATTTCTACGAGGAGTCAATCATACAGATATAGTAAACTATTAGGTTTATATCTAATTGATGCTATTGAAAGATCAAATGTGTCGGACAGCATTGTTAGAAACCTATATCTATATGCAGCATCAAAGAGTGATGAGTCCTGCGTGTTCATGAAGATACAATAATGGCAAATATTAAACAACTAAAACATTTAGAGCATCTTGAAGATGAACTATTGAATTATGGAACCAAAGGTTGTGAAGCAATCGTAGGTCACTTCGTGGAAATTTTTAGTTTGCTTGGAGATAAAAACCCTACCGATGGTCAACCAGGTGGTTTTGTTCAAACAAAATGGGACGGAGCACCATCTGTGGTATGTGGAACAGATCCTATTACTGGCATATTTTTTGTTGGAACCAAATCAGTTTTTAATAAAAAAGATCCTAAACTCTGTGCTTCTGAACAAGGAATAGATGAGTTATATGATGATAAACCTGGTCTAGCAACTAAATTAAAATTTTCATTAAAGTATTTCAAGCAACTAGGTATCAAGGGAGTTATTCAAGGAGATCTTTTGTGGACAGAAGGAGATTTGAAACCAGAAACCATTGACGGTGAAAGAAATTATATTTTCAAACCAAATACTATCACATATGGTATTCCAATAGCACATAAAAAACTAAGTGATAAAGCAGCACGATCAAAGATTGGTGTTGTCTTCCATACTCATTACGTTGGTCCTACCCTAGATGAGATGCAGGCAAAACCTGGTGTTGAAATCAATAAGTTCAATAATTCACCTGATGTATTTGTTATTGATAACGATACACCAATGGATAAAGTTGGTTTGACTCCATCTGAGAAAAGAGAGTGGATGAAATTGGTCAATTGTATTAACAACAATTGTAAAAAATGTGGTCCATTCTTAGATGAATTGGTTTTGTTTGGTAGTGGTACTAATCCAAAGGGTGATACTAGATATCATATTGCTCCATACATCAAAGCTTTTTTTAATGCAGAAATTAGAGAAAATAAAGTTACCACAAATCCTACAGAAACTTTAAAGAATTTGATTGAGTTTTATCATGCGAAAATGCACAAGTTAATCTCAGCAGTTAAAACTCCTAAGGTTGTTGTACAGAAAAAGCAATTGGTTAATGAGACTTTGCTTTATCTGGCAACAAAGGAAGAAGAATTCAAAGCAATGATTGCTCTGTATAGAGACATCCAGCATGTAAAGACACTTGTTATTGATAAGTTAGATCCTCTAGAAAAATATAGAACTTATATTCTCAAAGAGGGTAGGTATGAAGTGACTAGACCTGAGGGTTATGTACTACATAGACATGAAGATATGGTCAAATTTGTTGACCGACTTGAATTTTCTAAGAACAATTTCATTGGAGGAACATTTCAGGTATGAGTATTATTGGAATTGTTCCTCAGGCAGGGATTGTTAGTGGTTCAAAACTTAAGGCAGGTTCTACAGATCCCATACTCAAAGGAGTTGGCAAGAAAGCATACTTTACTTTTGGTAGATTCAATCCTCCAACTACAGGTCACCAAGAAAATTTTCAGACCATTGCTAACATAGCAAGAGGTTATGATTTTTATGTGTATGTTTCCAAGAGTCAAGATAATAAAGGTAAGAATCCATTACCACTTGATAGGAAATTGTTTTACATGAGAAAAATGTACCCCTTTATACCTCAAAATAGAATTTTAGGTGGTAAAGAAATTTCTAGTCCTGTTGATTGCCTTAGAGATCTTATGATGAGGGGATATGATCATGTATGTTTTGTGGTAGGATCTGATAGAGTTAAGGACATGGAATGGATAAAGAAGTATAATGGAAAAGAATATACATTCCTATCTTTGGAAATTAAATCATCAGGTCAAAGAGATGCTGATGGCGATACATTCAAAGTTTCTGGTACAAATCAAAGGAGATATGCATTTAGAGGTGACTTTGAAAACTTTAGAAAGGGAACTCCAACTGCACTAACAGACAATTCAACTAAACAATTGATGCAAGAGATCAAGAACAACTTACCCAAGAATTTTAAATAATGAAAGACTTTAAGAAACTACGTGAGCAAGCAGTAAGACAGCACTACCGTAAGAAAGAGGTGTTTACTGAGGGTGATGTGGTAATGAATGCTATTACAGGACAGAAAGGAACTATCCATAGAGCAGGTGTTAACTATGTTATCTGTGTTACTGAGGGTGGAGAGATGTTTCGTGCGTGGGTAAAGGATATTAGAGATATAAATAGATCCTAGAAGACTGTCTTAATTTAAATAGAATGGATAAACAGAGAACCGTTAACACTGTTACTGCTAACGATGATTTTTCATCTGGTTTGATGGAAGCATATAATCGTTGGATGGGTGGTGACACTTTTCAAAACAGTACTATTGCTGAAGAAGAGATTCCCACTGGTCAAAAGCAAGGTGGTGGTAGTTCAGGTGCATTTACTACCGCTATTGGCAGTGTCCCTGCTGTGGAATTTGACAGTTCAACTGGTCTACCTGTCATTGACAAGAAAAATGCTGATGACGGCAGCAAAAAAGACCCCAAATCCTCCTCTAATGGAGGAGAGCCACCTACTAATGCACAAGGTCTAAAGCCTAAGTATGGTGCTCAGATTAGACAGACTACCCTTGTTCCAGCTAACGAAGAGAAGAAAGCAAAGAAGGACTATGATGGAGATGGTAAGGTAGAGAGTGGCAAGGATGAGTATTTTGGTTCCAGAGATAAGGCAATCAAAAAGGCAATGGGCAAGAAGATGAAAAAAGAGGATGCTCAGTATGGGTATGACTCTAAAGGAAATTCTTTAAACCCTAAGGATAAGGGCAAGAAGATGAAGAAAGAGGAAAATGTGTGGGAAGCAGCAGGTTGCTGCAAGAAGTGTGGTAGTAAAGATCACGCTACTGCTGATTGTAAGACAGCTAAAGAAGAAGTTGAAGCATATCTATGGAGTCAGGCAGAAGAAATTCTAACTGAACTCAGTGAAGTAACAGAGACAACATGGTTTATTGAGGGTCAACCTTGGGAAGAATTGACTGAGGAAGAGATTAGAGAACTAGAAGAAGAGAAAGCAAAAGGTCTAGATGGTAAGGCTTGTTGGAAAGGATACAAGCTTGCAGGAACCAAGAAGAAAGGTGGAAAGACTGTAGATAATTGCGTGAAAGCAGGTTACGAACCTGATGGTCATGTGATTGAGGATACCCTTGATTCTGAAGAATGGAAAGCTGCCGCAGCAAAACAAACTTCTAGAATCATGGACATGTGGAAAGAAGGATACGGCAAGGGTAAGTCTTCTAAGAAAAAGAAAATGGGATATTGACACTAGACTGATTATGTGATATGCTTTACGTGTATATCACGTGATCATGTATAGAGTTCTTAAAAATCCTATTGGTCAACCATATGAAATGGTTAAAGATACTGTCTTTAACCAAAAATTTGAATGGGTTTGGCAACGGAGTTCTACACAAAAAGA